GATGCACAGTTAACGTACTTCGTGTGGAGACGACCTTGCTCTGCCCACTTGATGAGGTCAGAGTTAGAGGGCATCTCTGCACCTACCATACGAAGGAAAGAAGCGATTGTGCGATTGCCATATCGCTCGAACTCCTTCTCGTAAGTATCGGGGAGATACTGATTCAAGAAGTCAAAGTTCGTGATGTAGTTCGTTTGAAGAGCTACTTGCTCTGCACTTGGTTGCAAAGCATACGTGGGGGTGGCGTTTACTGAACCTGCCATGTTTTCTAAGAATTAAAAAAGTTATGTCCTGTTTCTAGGACTGCGAATTTTGAGACCGCTCCCCGAAGATGGAGATACGGCTCGAACTTGAAGCCCGCCTTTTTTAGAAGAGACTTGAGGAACACCACGCTCAGACATATTTACATTTTTAGTCTTCTTCATGAGTTCATCCACAGCCTCCGCCTTGCCTTGCTCGTAAAAGAACTCGGCAAATTTGTCGGGATTCATAGCCATTGCCAAAGAACGATGGTAAGCATGAGCATCTGTCAAAAGACCCTGTTCATCCGTAAACTTTTGAATCCACGGAAGTGGGGAGTCTTGTAACTTTCTTAGTTCATCCTTGTCCGCAGGAGAAAAAACGAAAGAGCGTTCACCAATATTGAACTCAAAACCTTTGAACTCATTGCTAAACACTTGGTTTGTTTTGTCCACAAACCAATCCCTTCGGCGTTTTAGAGCATCCTGCTCGTTTTTAGCATCAGCCAAATATTGCTTAAACTCTTGGTATTCTTCCGAGGTCTCAAAAGATTTGCCCCCCACTGACTCAGCAGGAACCTTGTATTTCTCTTTAGCCTCTTCAAAATACTGCTTCGCTTTAGCAACTATTTTTTTCTGCTTTAATCGGGTCTTCTTAATAAAGTCCAGCTTCATGAAGTCCTGAATGCCTCGGCCCGTTTCTTTTTTAAACTTAAAGAAAGCAGCCATCTCTTCATCCATTTCTCCGTTTTCTTCACGAGCAGCTTTGAGGTCTTCAAGAGAATTGATTTCAATCCCCAATCGTGATTTAATCTCATTGACCAAATCAGCCTCTTCAAACTTGCTCGCTTCCTCTTGCTCAGGAGCTTCTGCCTCGACCTCTTGCGTTTCTTCCACACCCTGTGGTGTTTCACGCAAATCAATCTTAGCAACATTGGAGTCTTCAGCATTTTCAGTCTCTACGAACTTAGCCTCATGAACATCAAGAAGCTCTTGTTCTTTTTCCTGCAACGACTTCTCCTCCTTAAACTCCACGGATTTTACTTGAATACCTTCCATTAGATTTGATTTGTACGAAAGTAACTAATTATTTCTACTTAGCGTGGACTAAATTCAGCCAAGTCGAATCCATCCAAACTGTCTTCGTTTGATTCAAACGAGATAGCAGGTAGGTTGTTCTTTCGTTGATTTATTAGTTGTGACTGTTGGGTGTTCTGCTGACTGATTCGTGAAGCTTTAGCTTCTTCGCGTTGGGTTTCACGAGACTGCAACTGTGACTCAACAATATCTTTTAATTGCATCTGATAGTTAAACTCTTCAGCCATGAGCCTGCTCTTCAATTGCGCCTCCGCTTCTTGCTTCTGCATCTCAAACTGAATCTCAGCCTGCTTTAATTTCATCTTACCCTCAATCTCCATCTGCATCTTCTGCATACTAGCTTGCTGTGCAGCTTGCTGTGCTTGGAGGTTTTGCTGTGCAGCTACGGCCTGTTGTTGCATTTGCATACGCTCTTCGCGTTCTTGCTTCCCAACACGCTTAACCTTCAGGAATTGATTTGCAAGCTTGATGTTCTTAATCTCTCGGATATCAATAGCATCCTCAAGGTTAATATCGCCCTTGCTCAAAGCCATCTGTATGTTCTGCTCAAGCTGCGCCTTTTGTTCTTCGTCAGGCGTAACCTCAATGAAGATTCCAAAGTCGTATATGTACAAGTCGTTCATGTCCTTTAGGACAGCCACGTTGTACTTTCCAATTTGATTAATGAACTCATCCTTAAAGTCCGCATACTCTAAGATGTCGCCAATGCGATAGGTTAATCCCTCTGAAAGAGTCCTAAACATATACAAGCTTCCATCAAGAATATGACGAGTAGCCGTATTAGAGTTTAATGCCGCAAGTTTCTGAACGCCCACCAAGGAATACGGGTCAGGAGTAGAGCCATCTCGCGCTTCGTTAAGTCCCGTTACGTCCCTAATCATCTGAAGGTAGTGGTTCATATTCTGAACCAACATCTGAGCTTTTCCTGAAGCACTGCTTGAGGTAAGCTGCTGAATTGGAATACGGCCTTGGTTGTATTCACCCTCCTGCGTATAGCTTCTCCCGATAACACTACCCGTTTGGAAGAACAAACGCAAAGCATCCGAAGGGTTGTAAGCGTTTCCTGTTCCAAGGTCTACCTCGTTCAATCCATCAGCATCGATGTAAACACCATCAGGGACTGTACGTGATATAACCTGCTGCAGCTTCAGGTGAGTAATCTGAATCAGGTCGGCAAATGGTATCATGCGACGAACCAAAGATTCAATTACTCCCTTGTACAGACGAGGAGCGCAAGCAACGTAATTAGGCAGCGCGTGTTGAGATGCTGATTTAGGACGTACCATGTTTTCAGCCATCTCCCACTTCAGCAAGATGTTTGTGCCCATAACCATCACGCCGTCATACCAAACGTCAATGGTTTTTTCAAGCTTTTCAAACTTGCCGTCTTGCATCATTTCTTCCGGTGGATTGAATTGGTCATCCTTTTCAATCACACGCTTGTTGTCTCCATCTATCTTCTTCTTGTAGACAATCTTTTTTGTTGTCTTGTAGTTGAAGTACATTACCGTGGTAGTGTCACGGTAAAAAATGTCGTTGTCGTAATACTGAGCTACGTTGTAGTAGTCGTACCAACTCTGCCCTGATTTAGAAATGGTTTCCAAATCTTCATTGGTCAGGGTGGGGTCTATCTTAAGTAGCTCAATAACAGGAATCGTTTTTATCTCACCCCAATAGAAGCAGTCCTTGAAGTGAGGGTCTTCAGTGTAGCTATACACCACGTTTGCGGGGTCAACATACTTTACCTCTACACCGCTGCCCTTCAAAAACTCTGTCTTTGCTACGGAGATTCCCAATACCGTAAGGTCATAATCAAGTCGCTTACGCAGGTCACTATAGTGATTCTCTTCAAGGATAGTATTAATTGCTTCCTCCTCTGCAATCTCAATAGCAGGCTTGTACTTAAGCTGCATAAAAAGCTGCAGCTCTTCATCAGAGCTAGGAAGCTCTTCAGAAGGAACTACAAACGGGTCAACGCCACTTTGGTTTTGAATATTTTCAAGGAATGGCTTTGCTACCATCTGCCTTGAACAGTCTTTCGGACATCCCATTAACTACGATGTCTACAAACTTGGGAAGGATAGGAACCGGAGTCCAATCAAGATTGAGATAAGAAAGGTCTCCGTCAATAGCTAACTCGTCCTTGTACTTAGAGATAGACTGCTCTCCTCTTGCATACAACCGCAAGCGATTAAAGTCTCGCCACTGATTATAAAACCGACATTGATTTCCATCTTTTTTGAACCATTCATACTGAATGGCTTGACCAATTTGCAACCCAAATTCGTCCGTAGCTTTTTCGGCATCCGATACAAATTGACTTGGGAAGCCTGTGGCTGAGATATTTATAGTGACTTCCTTCATCGCAATATTTCGCTAATTGTTCCGGTGTTGCTGTATCGAGCGAAGTTAACACTAATTTTTCTTTGTTTCTTCTCAGGCAAATACAGGTGCTTTTGGTTAGCCATGATAGCTAATCCCGAACTAATCGTCGCATCGTATGCCGTTCGATTGCTAATGTCAAACTTAGCCCAATCTTCAAGGGTGCGAACAAAGGGCATCATACCCATCTCATCCGAATCCCTAAAGGTTCCTTCTAAATCTATGCCAACGTACTTCTCAATGTACGATTCAATGGCTGAAGCGTGAGCTTGCTTCACATCCTCGCTTGAGTTTGGTATGCCGCCCAACTCCTTTTCCGTTTTGGAAAGTTTAATAAATGGCTTGTCCGGTCTATTCATGCAGAACCCTCGATACCCTCTGTTTTTAAAGTGGTAAAGCAATCTAGGCTTATTGTTCTCAATTAAGATGGGCATACCGTAAAAGACACACGCCATTAACACATCTTCGAAAAATATCTCGGCAGTCTGCGGACGAGCGATGTACTCAAGGAAGAACTCGTTGCTTGGCGCATCTTCCATGCTAAACTTAGTTAGGCCATGCAAAGCTCCATTAGAACCCCCACCACCTACAACGCCTGAAATATCATAAGAGTCACATCCAAATGCCCCTATGTGTTCATTGCCGGGGTACTT